AAAAGTGATTATGAGGGATTTAAAGGAGTTGATTTAAATTTATTTACCCCTTACAAACAAGATTGCGAAACTTATTTTTTAAATATAAACCATTCTACTCCTTATAATGATATTAATAAAATAAACATAGAAGCTGAAGCTTTTTATGAAAGTTGTTTAAATTATAAAGGAATGTATGTTCTATTAGATGAAAAAAATATAAAAACATATACAGACACTACATTTGAATTTGCTTATAATGATGTGTTTTATTATCCATCAAATAATTTTTCTCAAAGAGGATATTATTTTTATACAGGACAAGCTAAAGGAGTAGCCCAAGGTTCTACTGGTCCATTGTTGCCTCAAAATAGTCCAACTGGAGCAAATACTTATTTTACTAGAGATTTTTATTTCAAACAAGATATTGAATATGATATTCAAGAAAACATAAGAATTAAATCGGTAGATTTTAAAAATTCTACAAAAGAATATAGAAAAGATGGTGAGTATCCTAATGTTTTAGAATTTGAAGTTAAATTCTCAAAACGATCAAATAAAGAGGCTTTGGCGATTTTAAAATTTTTAGATGATAAAGCGGGATTTAAAATTTTTAATTATACTTTACCTCAACCATATAATAAAACAATTCAAGTTTACTGTCCTGAATGGAATCATACTTATCAGTTTTATGATAACAATAGCATAAGTGCAAAATTTATTCAATTTAATAATAAATTTTCTAGTTCAACGCTTTTTAATTCTTTAATAACTTTTACTTCATGAGTACATATTTAACAGATGTAAGTTTAAGTCAAGTTCCAACTGGATTTGGTGGATATACTGGAGTTGTAATTCAAAACAGTGGCAATTTTCCAGTTCAATATACAATAAATATATCTAGTACTACTTTTGACGCTTCTGTGACTCCTGCAAAAGCAGTAGATGGTTTATTATACGATACTATATTTATATCTGATACTTTAGATTATTTAGATCCAAATCAAAAACAAATAACAAAAGTAATCAATTGTAATGAATCGGGGTCTTTTTATATATTACATTCTCCATTTAGAACTTTTAATTTATCTAGCGATAGATCACAAGGTGCAGAATACGCTGCTGTAACTATAAATTCTCAATCAAGCATGGGTGATTCAGATTCTGATTTAATTATTAATGTTACTGGAAATAGAATAACAGGATTTCCTATTCCTAAAAAACTTGGAGAATTTTACGCAGTAAAAGATTATACTAATATAGATGCTTTATCAACTACGAGAAGCCCTAGTTTAACTTTTTATTGGTCTTGTATTAATAATTTAGATTATTTTACAGGTTTTAAATTAGAATTATCCACAAATTCATCTTTTACTTCGCCTACAATAGATTATTTATATGTAAAAGAAAATTCAGATGGTGGGTTTCCTTTATATGGAGGTTATGATGGTTTTAATAATGAAACTTATTCATTGAAAAAAAGTAATTTATCTTTTAATCAAGATTATTACGCTAGAATTCAAGCGGTTAATGTAACGGGTGGAACAGGGGAGTATGCTTATGCTACAGGTTATAATTATGATTATCCTATATTGGATGATATTACTTATAGTGGAAATCATCCAAGTCCAGGTGAAAATTTAAAAATAACTCCAAGTATGTTATATTTAAATTATTTGTCTAATGCTGAAACAGATTTTGATTTATTCGATTATATTTATCAACAAAATGGAAATTCAGCAGATTTTAGAAAATACTCTGGAATAAATATAAAATTTTCTCCAACTGATAATTCAATTGGTAATGCAACATATAAAGCTTCAAGTACTTCTAAAGGAGTAATTAATTTTATACCTAGAGATAATATACAAATGGCTTTTAATACAGGAGATGGCGGTATATTTAGATTAGAATTAGAATTTGAAAATATAGGATTATATGGTTATGGTGGTCAAGGGGTTGACGTTAAAAATATAACAAATTATTCGGCAGCAACAAATGGTGGTCCTATATTTAAATTTGATGATGTAAAATATAACGATACTTCTGATAGTTCAAATATAAGAACTATACAGTATTATATATATAAAGATTTAGATAGTGTATTTTACGCAGGTATTGGTGGAGGAAAAGGTTTATTATTAACTGATGAAACTAACAAGGGGTTTCCAATTCCAATAAATGGAACAAAAATAGAAACAATAAACTACATTAATTTAAAAAATCCATAATATGCCAGAATATAAAATAGCAAACACAAATTATTTATCTGAGGATAAGGCTGTTATATCTGATGAGAATATAACTTCTACGATAGATATATATAAAATTGATCAAACGACTCAATCAAATAATAATTCTACATCTAATCAAGCAACAAGTACTAAAGTTCCACTAGCTAGTTCGACAACTATTAGTGAAAACGGTCAAACTTTAACTGCTCTTTCTCAAGGAGTAAAAATTGAAACTATTGGATCGAATGGAGACTCTGGAAAATTAACAGTAAAAACATCTATCTCATCAAATAATTTACCAAATATATATTTTAACATAAGAAAGAATTCATTTGATAGTAAAAGTTTATACTTTAGATTTAAAACAAGCGATATAGCTAGTTCAGCAGGAACAACTACAGATACTTGGACATCAGATAGTAATTTATTATCTGGATTATCATTAACTGGACATGCTGGTTGTTTAACAGTTACACAAGCTTATGGTCAAAAATTTTACGAATTAGCTTCAACAAAAAGTATTGGCATATCTAATTTTTCTTTTAATGTGCCAAAAAATCCAACTTACGCTTTTTTAGTTTATGCTTTAGCGAATGCAAGTACAACAACAGCTTTATATAAAGATTCTAATCAAATTCATAAATTTCAAGCGTTTTCGGATAGTGGTATTCTGCCTATATATAATAATAGTTATACAGCTGGAAAATATAATCAACCAGAACAAAATTATGGCCTTTTTTCTTTATCTCCATTATTGTCTAATCAATTTATTTCTCCTTTTCAACAAAGAAATGGTTTAAATGTTATTAATATAGATAATTACAACTTCCCTTATAATTTTAGCTCTTTTCTTAGGTCTGGTGTCGTAACGCCCTCTGGAGTAAATAATATTAATCCACCACCTGAATTTATTTCTAATAAAATTTTTAATTTATGCAACACGCCTAATTCTTTATCGTCACCAACAGCAACTAATACTCCTTTTATAATAAATCAAGGTGGTTCAGATATTCCTTTAAATACTTTTTCTTTATTTTTTGTAGAAATGTATAGTTATTTAGAATTGCCACCTTCAAATCAACAAGATGCATCTTATAATATTTTAAATGTAATTACTAAAATAAATGGTTTAACGCATTATACAACAAAAATATTAATAAAACCAGATATAAATTATTCTAATAATATAAACTGTAATATTTCAATTGGAAATAATCCAGGTTCTGGTGGAGTAAGAATGTTTCTATTTGATTATTTATATGGAACTTCTAGAGATGTTTCTTCAATGACTCAAGATAGAAATCTTATTTTAGAATCGTTAGGTTATGACAATAGGAAAGTTTTATTGAAAAGCTCAAGTGATTTACAAATGACTAACGCGACTTCATCTTTAAGATTTCCAGCGTCTTTGTCTCATCCTTTCTTAAATATGTATTTTAGTTAATAGTGTAAATTTATTTTTAATTCTTTATTATATTAAAATGTCAAATCTATTTTTATTGGATAATACGAGTGTTTTAGATCTTTTTGAAATAAAGCTAAATGATTTTGATGGATATTTTAGATTTCATGGCTCTAAAAATCTGAAATCAAATATTATTTTTAAACAAAAAGAGTATCTTTTTATTCCATGTGAGATATCAAATTTAGAATATTCTTCAGAAGCCAAGCAAAATAGACCTACTTTATCTATTGCAAATATAAATAATTACATAAGTAATTTAATAAAAGATAGAAAAGATCTTATAGGTAAGCGTTTTTATAGAAAAAAAATATTAACAAAAGATCTAGATGACGTTAATTTTGGAGGATCTAATAAAAATACTTTAGGAGCTTCGTCTTTTTCATCGTTTATATCAGTTGATACGTTTGTTATTCAAAAAAAGAACTCTGAAAATAAAGACAAAGTAGAATTTCAATTAGCTAATATTTTAGATTTAGATGGTCAAACAGTTCCATCAAGAAAAGTTTATCATGATATTTGTCAGTGGCAATACAGAGGATATGGATGTAACTATGGAAAATTATCTAATTATGATGGCCCAACAATACCAGTCAAAATAACAAAATTTGATACTTTAGCTTCTGTAATAAGCGAATCTTCTAACGATTTATCTGCTACAAATTTATCATTGTGGTTAAATAATACAACTGGAAAAACGTATGGTTCTACTACTGAGGTGGCAGCGTCTTCTGGGAAAAAATATTTATTTCAAAAACTAACAGCTTGGCAAGACAGTTCAACTATTATAAATACTAGTGGAACTGCTAAAACTATAACTCCGACATCTAATATAAAAAGGTTTACAAATTCAGGAAGATTAAATAATCAAGAAGGAGTGTTCTTTTTAGCTGAAGATTCGTTATTAATTGATTCTTTATTTTTTGGATCTGGTAATGACTTGACTATTTTTTATGTTTCTGAAACTACTAATAAAAGATTTGATACAGCTAGAAATAGTGCGCCAAATGGTGGATATATAGCTAGAGGTTTATCTTCTGAAAATGGAGTAACTAATAAAAATTTTTTACTTGGTTATCATGGAGGTTATTCAGACGTAGTTTTTCCTTCAGCAAGTTTTGCTAACGATAAAAAAATTTGGGGTTATTTTGATTTATCTCCTAAAATATACGCTTATTCAAATCAATCTGGTGGAAATAAAATCTTTTATAAAAATGGTACAACTTTATTTTCAAGAACTGGAAGTTTAGATTTGGATGCTTTGAAGTTAGGTTTTAATAAAATTGCTAATGAATCTAGTGATATTGTTATTTATGAAGTAATTATTTTTAATAAAATATTAAATGATTCTGCAATAAAATCTGTTTTTTCGTATTTATCCACTAAGTATGATATAGAAGTGGCTAATTATTTTGAGAACGTCCAAACAATTAAAGGTTCAACAATTTTTAATCAATCAGCTTATAGTCAAGAAGGTAATTTGGGAGTTACTATTGCTGATGAAAATAATAAATTATTTTTAAAATATCCAGATAATATTTATTCTAATTTTGAATCTTATGGTTTAACTAGTTTAACTTATAAGGGAGATTATAATAGCAATACAATATATGCTCAGGGAGACTTTGTAAAAATAGATGAAGAAATTGATTTTGATTTTAATGAAACAGCGATTCAGAAAAATTCTATATTGCCTTCTCGTTTTTTTGTTTGTTTGAGTAATGAAGGAGTGATAGGTAAACATCCTATGGATTATACAAATATATGGAAGGAAGATAAGTGTTCTAGAAATTTGAACGGTTGTTCTTTAAGATTTAATAATACATCTAATATTCCTTTTGGTTCGTTTCCTGCAACTTTAAGTTATGATTATAAATTACCAGGATCTTGATAAAAATCTTTTAGAGAATTTAAAAAAAGAAAGCATTTCTTCTGATGAAGAAGTGTGTGGTTTTTTAGTAAAAAAAGATAATGCTTATTATTTTAAAAAAATGGTGAATGTGCATCCAAATCCTAAAAGTTTTTTTCTTATATCTCCAAAAGAAAGCGACTATTCTAATGAATGCATAGTTTTTCATAGTCATCCAAAAAATGTTAAAGAAAAGGGCTTTTCTGAATGGGACTTGGAAAATCAAAAATATTTTTATTTGCCTATGCTTTTATATAGTGTAAATAATGATGAGTTTTATTATAAAAATATATGATAAACATAATTTTAGAAGGAGTTTTGGGAAAAACTTTAGGAAATTCATGGAATTTAAATGTGAATTCTGTTTTGGAAGTTTTTGAAGCTATAGAAGCTAATACAAATAGAATAACAAAATTTTATAAGGATTTAGAAAAAACAATGACGCATTTTGTTGTTTATATAGATGACAAAATTATGCCTCCTCATTTATTAAATAGTAAAATTTTAAACTCTGGATCTACTGTAAAAATACTTCCTATTATACAAGGCTCTGAGCCAACTACTATGATAATAATAGGATTAACTTTAATAGCTTTGTCGTTTGTTTTAGCGGTTGTTTTAAGTCCAAAACAACCAAAAGACGTAAAAACAAACTCAACAATAATTGGTGGAATAAGAAACGTTTTAAATAGAAATATTGCTGTGCCTATTGGTTATGGAAGATTAAGAATAGGAAGCGCGGTTATTTCTAATGATATTGGAATTTCTAGTGCAGATGGAACAATTTATTCTTATGTTGGCGGTAGTCTTGGAATAGCTAGAAATTGAATTAATAATATATTATGTTTATAAATAAAACAATACCTTCAGATATAGTTTTAAGCTCTCCGAAAGATAATAAATTAGAAACAGATGAGAGATTAATAACTACAGATTTAATCTGCGAAGGAACGGTTGAAGGTTTGGTTGATAAAGATGGTAATCTTTTAAAATATGTATCTGTTAATAACTCTTCTGCTGATTCAGATTTGTGCTTAGGAAAAGGAGTTTATTATAACGACGTTCCTTTAATTGACAGTAAATTAAATAAATTAAACTTTGTAAATCTTGGATTTAATATATCTTATGGAGAAGAAGTAAGTCATCCTTTTAATGAATTTCCTTCGACGATTTATAGATATAACCAAAAAGTATATTTAAATGAATCTGATTTCACAAATAACACGTTAATTTCTACTGATAAAACTAATGTTATATCTTTTGAAGATGCAGATAATACATGTGTTTTAAAATACGATTCAAAATCAACTACAGCAACACCTATAAAAAGCAGTGATTTATCTTTATTAAAAAATTATTTAGATCAAGCTAAAACAAATTGTCAAGAATTTACTCACAAAATACAAAATAAATATGCAGATTTAATTTCAGTTCAAGTTAAAATAGATCAATTATTTGCTACCGATAAGAATGGAAGTACCAATCCTTCTTCATTAGTTTATGCTATAGAATTTGGTGAAGATAATTCTGCTGATAGATATTTTACTATTTGTTCTGTAGTTGGTGTTTCTAAATCTGGTTATGTTAATGAAGTGTTTTTTGAGTTAAATCTTAACAATCAAAAACAAAATGCTTATTACGTTAAAGTATATGCGTTAAGTAAAAAAATACAACCAAGCGATCCTAGAACATTTAAAGAATTTTCTGTTTCATCTATAATAGAAAAAGTTACAACAAGAGGATCTTTTAGCTATCCTTTTTCAGCTTTGGTAAAATCTTCAGTTAGTTCAAGACATTTTCAATCTGATCCTAATAGAACATTTGACATGAAAATGTTGAAGATAAAAGTTCCGCAAAATTATGATCCAGAAGCTAGGGAATATATTGATAATTGGAATGGAAATTACGATGGTTTTCTAAGATGGACTGATAATCCAGCTTGGATATATTATGATTTATGTACTAATTCTAGATATGGAATTGGCAATGGTAAGATTTTTGAAAAAGATCTGAATAAGTGGGAGTTATATAAAATTTCTAAATATTGTGATGAATTAATTAAATCAAATGAACCAACAACATGTCCTGAATTTGCATTTTCTAGATTAAATAGTGACGATAAAAATTGTATATTTATTAAAAAAATAGATGGAATGTCGCTATCGGATTTTATAAAAAAATTTCCTCCAGTGATAGTTGTATCTAGCACTGTTCGCAATGATCCTGCTTATAATGGAGGATTTTGTAATTCCGTTATCTTTTTGTATGATATAATTGATTCAAATAATAATAAATTAGCTGTAGGACTTAAAAAAATTATTTGGTCGATTGAAGACTTAGGAACATCATTTAAAATAAAATTAATAAATGATTTCGGTCCTAGAAGAGCTTTTGAAAATGAACCTACTGGAGATTTATTGTCTTCGTTTATTAAATATTGTGATTTTGGGTCTACAACTGGAGATTTAAATTCAAGAATACAAAGATCTTTAAAGAATTCGGAATCTGAAGCTAAGAGTCAAATATTAAATTGGTTTGCGTCAAATATAAATAATCCAAAATATTCAAATTATATAAATTCTGTAATAAACAAACCTTGTTTTAATAATGACATATCAGATGGAGATATTGTTAATGGAAATTGCTTACCTAGAGTTAAAAATTTTAGAGATCCGTTGGAAGCTAGATTTTCAGCGAATATTTTAATAGATAATGAAACTGATTGTTTAAAAGTTTTAAATGATTTAGCATCTATTTTTAGAGGATTGACTTATTATAAGAATAATTTTATAACAGCTACAATTGATGTTGATAAAAATACTTCTTATGTTTTTAATAATACTAATGTAAAAGATGGATTATTTACTTATTCAAGCGGTAGTTTGGAAGCTTTATACACTGTAGCTAAAGTAATGTATAAAGATAGATTTAATAATTTTAATGAACAAGTGGAAATAGTTGAAGATACGAAAATGATGCGTGATTATGGAATCATAACAAAAGAAATTTTAGGTTTTGGTATTTCTACTAGAGGTCAAGCGAGAAGAATAGGAACATGGATGTTGGCTACAAACAGATTTGAAAATCAAACTATAACTTTTTCAACTGATTTACAAGGTTTAAATCTAAAGCCAAGTGATGTAATTCAAATACAAGATCAATATAAAAATAATTCTTTTTTGCAGGGAAGAGTTACTTCCGTTAATTATACATCTAAATACATAACAGTTGATAGAAAATTAAATTTAAATTTAGCGGGATCAATTATAAAATTTATTTTTGATAATGTTTCTAAATCTGTTGATGATTTAAATTCTTTAACTTCGGTTTCTCTGTCTGATGTCGATTCTTTGAATGCTTCTGATGTTATAGAATTAAAAATAGATAGAATAGAAAATTCTACTAACAGAATCTATTTTGACGAAAATTATAATTTTAATTTAATAACAAGAGTTTTGCCGACAGTTCCTTTTATAATTATAGATCAAACTTTAAATAATAATAAAAATTTATATAAAGTAGTAACAATTTCAGAAGTTGATAATAATGAATATTCATTTTTTTGCATAAAACATGATCCTTCAAAATACGAAGCTTTAGATCAAAATGCTTTTGAAAATCCAAATTCTAACAGTGTTAATAATACTATTGTTTTTTCATCGTATGATAATTTGCAAGAAATAGACTTAACGAACTGCAAGAATTATTATGTTTTAAATCAAAAATTAACTTATAATGCAATCAGCCAATCTAAAATAGATTATTATTTAAATGACGCTTCATCAATATCTGCTGATCCTAATTTTGCTACTTTAACAATAAAATTCACGACAATATATGAATATTTGCAATCAAACTCTAAAATAACTGAAATTTTAAATAATTCTGGAGGAATTATTTGTAAAGTAACATTTAAAAATCAATCTATTAAGTTCTTGTCTCCAGCATCATCTTTTTCTGATAAAATCATTTTTCTTGGAAACTACTCTTTTGGAGGGCAAATATCAGCTTTGTCTTCAATAAAATTTTATTTATATAATAAAAATTTCCAAATAATAGAAGTGTAATATAGAATATGCCTGTAATTACTGGTCAAAATTTAACGGATTATGCGTCTTTTTTAATATCTAATTTAATATTAGATAATAAAAGTGATTTTACTTCTTTAAATTACTCACAGCCACCAGAAAGTTTTGGATTGCCTTTTAATTCAAAGGTAGTTTCTGGAAATATAGCTCAAAGTTCTTTGAATTTTTCTTTGTCTGTTGTTGATCCTTATAATGATAAAATAATAAGTAATTCTATTATTCAGTCTGATGTTTTTTCTGGAATTAAAGTAGATTTATATACTCAAAATAGAGAGTATGTTGGCAATTTAATACAGAATACCAATAATACTCAAATACAAATAGATTCTACTGCATTTTCTGATTTAATAGGAGGTTATACTGGTTTTGATAATTTAAACAGTTTAAGAACATTTTTTATAGATTTTACAACTTATGATTTAGCTGGTAATTCAGATGTTTATTATTTTTTGGCAAACTATCCAAAAGTAAATATAACTGGTTTTGATATAAAAAATTTAAACCCTATATCAGTTACCCCTTTAGTTGATGATTTTAGTTTTTTAAAATCTATTGATATTTATGCCGTTCCCAATCCAACTGTTGTTCCTTTGTCTGGAACTTATGATTTTGCAAACAGTGGTATTTTTAGTTCTATTTTTAATTACGAAACTAATAGATATCAACAGGCTTTTTCAATATCTCCACCTTCTTATATTGACAGTGATTTAAATATAGCTTTGCCATTTAATATAGTTGCTATTCCTAATGATTATCTATATACTGGAGCTTATTTCTTATCTTCAGGAATTAAATCTTCTTATTACGATACTGATTCTGTGCCGGTATCAATTAATAATATTACTGGTTATATAAGTTGTTCGCAAAACATTTTTGATAAAAATTTAGATACTCAAGCAATTGTAAAATGGGATGCTATAAAAACAACCAATTCATTATCTTTTGAAACATATGTTTATGAAGATGGGGTTGACAATGCTAATTATGTTTTTGCTTCTAATAATTCTAGCGTTGAATCTATTAGTCAAATAAATTATGGTACTGGTGAAAATTTAATTCGTAATAGAGATCAATCATCTTATTATTCTGGAACTGATCCAATTTTTAAAACTTATGGCTCTTCTGGAATTCAATGGTCTGATCATACATTGTTTATAGACAATTATTATTCTTTGCCATTAGATTTATATGATACAAATAAAAGCTTAAAATATATAACAGAAATTAGAGTTCCTTCTGGTATTTCAAATGATCCAGAATTATATTTTGTGTATTATTATGATTATGTATCAGATACATTAAATATAAAACCAAGTGGCGGTCAATGGTCTGGAAGTATTTATACTGGAACATATACTGGGCAGAGATATGGAAATTATTCAGGCTATAGCGGAAGCGCTCCATCAATTTTAAGTTCTGAAACAGGAATTCTTTTAGCTAAAAGAATAACTGGAAATTCTAATTTTATTCTTTCGGAGTTCGAACCAAAAGTAAAATTCTCAATCAAGCCAAATAAAAATTACGAAATAAAAGTAAGAGCTTCATATCAAGACGGAAGTTATTCAGACTTTTCAGAAACTTTAACTTTTAACTCTGGACAAATACAGAATGTAGTTACAGGTATTTTTCCAAATAAATATGTAATTGATGGTTCAGGTGCAGTTAATTATATACCAAAATTTTCTGATGTAGATACGTTAACAACAGGTACATTATATTATAGTGGTAGTAATAATTTAGTATTTACTGAATTACCAACAACAACAACTACTGCTACTCAATATTTAGTTATTGAAGATAATATAATAAAGAAGCAAACTGCTTCTGGAGGCAGTGGTTCTTCTGGAACTTCTGGTAGCAGTGGTTCAAGCGG